CAACCTTTTGCTCTTGCTGATGGAAATGATTATCATGATGACCAAAAGCAGAATGACAATTATCCCAAAACTATATACCAATGCTTCATTATTCTGATAGAAGTCATTCGTCCAAACATCGTATGCTGCCGTAATTGTCAATATCATCGTTTTTTGCTTGCTTATTGGAAACTATAAAATTATGGGAAGCAAATATACTAAAGAAAATACAAATAAATTAATAGAAACTACAGTTTTTTCCAACAAAATAGGCCGCATGCCATTACCAAGTAAAGCATGCAGCCCATAAATGTCATTATTCAGTATTATTGAAATCAGCCTTCAATGGCAGCCTGCGCCGCTGCCAAAATAAGATACTTTTCAATGAGTTATATAATACTTCTCAACAATATTCGTTTATTCAATTTCTTCGTATCTGCCTATTATGATTAATGTTTTCGTCCATTTATCGAAGAACTCGCCGCTACCAGTCTTGATATATTACCCATTTAAGGCAAATAGATAAGCCACAATCAACACAAATACGAAAAACCTTTTATCATCTTAAAGGTTTGAACGCTTTAAAACGGATTATTTACGTTCGTTCACCTGCTTTGATTTAATCAATTCATTGTAGATTGTATGGGCAAACTCCCCTGTGAAATATTCTGCCCAATTCTGATAAGTTAGGCAAATACCGGTTCGAGGGTCTTCATAATCCATGGTTTCCCATATATCTTCCAATTCTGCATAAACCTCATTGGGATTATTCCCAAGAGCGTCCACCACTTCTTCGGAATAACAGTTTACCAATGTATCTATCCAATCTCCACAATTATCACAACCATCTTTGTAGATAGCATTGAATGCGGCTCGTTTCAGTTCTTCCATGAAAGAGTCCGTTTCGCGATATGGGTACTCTCCGTTCATTGTTTGGCCTCTTTTGTTGCATCAATATATGATAACTTTCTAAAGAACATTTCTACCGCTTCATTTCCATAGGTTTCAATGTATTCGTATGGGAGCATTATCATCGCAACGAACAAAATATTATCTTTTTCAAAAGCATATCCACCGCTCAATACTTCCATTGAATTTTCTCCTATGCGTGCATCGCTGACTTGATGTAAGCAACCAAATCTTATGGCTTTCTTGAATAGAAAATGACATTTTTCATAATCAACCTTTTGGTTCTCAATATTGGGTAATGATTGATAACCTTTTATCAGACTTTGTATATAGCCATTTACGAACTCGTCAGAATGTTCCCATAAATCCCCGTCCAATTTTTCTTTAGATTGAAATGCACATAAAGAAATGCTAAGGAAATCATCTTGCATAGCTGCGCAAAAAATCATGTCCTTTGGAAGTCTATAATCTTCTGCTATACGCCATTTAGCACCGGACAAATCCCATTGTAGATTGTATGTTTTATTGATATAAACACATGTTTCGTCATGCCATTTTCCCTTGTCAATTTGAGAACATGCCGTTGCGCATTGGGATATAGCAATTAAAAAGAATATAAAAATTAGTTGCGCATTTCTCATTACTTGCTTCCCATCATCTTTTCGTAAACCTTAATCAATCTCTCTTTCTCTGCAAGCATTTCCTCTAAATGTTTCACCTTTTCTTGCAAAACAATAATATCCATATTACCATTCACCGCATCACCATGAAGTGAAGCTGGTGAAAAATCACCATGAGTTAAAACCTGCTCAACTTTTGCAGCCTCCTTACCTGTGAGAAGCCAACAGGCATCCACACCAAGTTCTATTACAATTTTTGCAACCATATCCACACTTGGTTTACTACGACGTTGTTTTCCCAAATAACTTGATAAACCTGTTGGAGGTAAACCAATTTTTTTAGCAAAAGCAGCCTTATTTCCATCAAATCGCTCATTTATAATGAGTTCCATTCGATCGTTTATCGTTTCCATAAGCATTTAAATATTAAAATATCTTAATTGAATAATTATAATAAGCAATTGTTTTGCTTTAAAAATTCAATTGAATAACTTTGCACTATAAAGTTAAACAATAACCCATAAAAAACAAATAAAATGGCAGAAAATCAAGTAAAAGTACGTCCAACTTTAACGGATTTGGAAGTAGGTAAAACGGTTACTTTCCCCATTGAAAAGACTAAGAGCGTCCGTGCTCAGGCTTCCGATCTCGGACTTATCCTGAATCGTAAGTACCAGACAGAAACGGACCGAGAAAAGCGTATCATAACAGTAATCAGAATATCGTAATTTGTAATCATCATGAACAAATTTGTAAATATTTCACAACTGATACTATCCTGCATCATGCTTTTTGCGGTGGTTGTCAGCATTGTGGCACATATCATACTTGGAAACATCGCATCGTTCATTGGCTATCTTGTATCAGCTGTATTCATCTTTCTCACATGGAAACTGGTACGTATATCATGGATGGAGTTTCAAAATGAAAACAAATAACCTCTTAACTTACAATATCATGTCTATCAATTTCAAAAAATTAAATTCTCAAATCAAGCCTCTTAAACCGGAAGCAAGACACGTGGGCTACATCTTTATTGCTACAGACAAGCAAAAGAGAGAAAGTCTGGTTGACTCTATTGCCAAGCCCGGTTCTAAACGTTCCCTAATAAAAGTGCTTACATATTTCATTAAAACCGATGAAAATTATCGTGCAGAGTATTCACTTTAATCCGTAATCCTATGCTCACTATTGATTTTCCCGATAAATCCGTTACTTATGACACTTTCGTCCGCGATGTAGCGTCCTCTGTAGTCCGTATGCTTGCCGATACACACAATGACCCCGAAATGGTCAGCCAACGAAAAGCATACGCTATGTTTGGGCGTGGCAATGTGGATAGATGGCGCAAGCAGGGTAAAATAACCCCCTGCAAGCGTCCGGGCAAAGTTGAATACCGCACAATCGAACTGCGTACACTACAAAGGTTACAACAAGACTATTTCAAATGATAAGGGAGGATAGCTCAGCGGATAGAGCGGCGGTACGTACCCAAATGGCCAAGATGCAGCAGGACACAGGTTCAAATCCTGTTCCTCCCACTATTTTTTCACTATTAAAAATCAAAGTAGATGAAAGCAATTCAGCTAAAATCAATCACGCTTCGCAACTGGCGTGGAGAAAAAGAAAGGACAACACAGTTCCATACAGATGGCACTGTTACACGTATCTGTGGTCGTAACGGTCTCGGCAAGTCCAGGCACATGGATGCGTTCTGTTGGCTGCTTTTCGGCAAGGACAGCAAAGACCGTAAAGACTTCAACTTGCGCACCACAGACGAAAAGGGCAATCCCCTACAGCATTGTGAATGCTCCGTAGAGGGAACATTAGTCGTTGATGGAACGGAAATTACCATCAAACGAGAGTATAAGGAGCAATGGGTCAAACCTCGTGGACAAGTAGAGGAAGTGTTCAAGGGGAATGTCACCGAATGCACATGGGACGGCGTACCTGTTCGTGTCAATGAGTATAAGGAACGTATAAATGCCGAAATCATTGATGAGAACCTTTTCAAGATGCTAACCAATACCGAGTATTTCCTATCGTTAAAACAAGATGTTCAACGTGAAGTGTTAATGTCCATTGCCGGAGCCAAAACAGACAACGAATTGGCGCAGGGAAATGCAGAATTTACCGCTCTCGTAGACATGTTGAGTGGCAAATCATTGGCGGATTATCGTCGGCAGATTGCCGCAGAGAAAAAACGTCTAAAAATGCAAGCGGATGAAATCAAGCCACGTATCGACCAAACGGACAAGATGAAACCAGAAGCCGAGGATTGGAACTCATTGGAAGAAATGCTCACCGACAAAAAGAAAGAGCTGGAAGAAATAAACGAACTTCTGCATTCTGAAGATGCTCGCAAGCAATCTGCCATCGATAAAAAAGCTGCGCTGAACCGTGAAAAACGGCAAATCGAACAGCAACAGAAGGATATTCTTGCCGCAGAAAGGAGAAGTCGTCAGGAGGAAGCCGATAAGCAGAACGAAACACGTAATGAAATCGAGAAAGAGTTGAAGAATATTCATTCCGAACGTTCGGATTGCAATATAGACATTACCCGTGCAAAAGAACGCATCAAGTATTTGAACGAAGAAATAACTAGAACAACAAGCAGACTTGAAGAATTACGTTCCGAATGGGCATCCATTCGTGCCACACAGTACACCGGTGATAATATCTGTCCTCATTGCGGCCAGCCTTTACCCGACAATATGATACAAGACGCTCTCCAAAAGTTTGAAGAATATAAACAAAACAGGCTCAAAGAGAATCAATCACGTGGAAAATCCCTGTCGACACAAGTCGAATCATACCGAGAGGAATTAAACAGGCGTAATGAAGAACTTGTAGAGCATTCCAAAAAGATTACTGCCATTGACGAATGTATTGCAGGGCTGTATGATCGTCTGAAATCCACCCCGAAAGCAGCACCGTCCGCCATCAACGAAAACGAGCTGCCTGCGTATGCAGCGAACCTAAAACGTTTGGATGAGATAGAAAAAGAAATAGCAAATATCACATATACTCAGACAGATACCGAACTGTCCGAACGTGCCGAGTTGGTGAAATCTGCTATTAAGAACTTGGAAATCCAACTAAACAACCGTACCATTATCGCCAACTATGATAAAGAAATAGAGCGTCTTGAAAAGGAAGGTCGTGAACTCGCACAGAAGATAGCCGACATAGAGAAACGTGAATATATAGCTGCTAAGTTTGCCAAAGCTCGCATTGATGATTGTGAGAACCGTTTGAACTCGCTGTTTGGCATGGTACACTGGAAACTTTTCGATACCACTCTTGACGGAAACGAATACGAAGTATGTATCCCTATAATTGATGGTGTGTCCTATGGTACGTGCAATACAGCAAAGCAAGTGAACGCAGGTATTGACATCACCAACACATTGGCAAGGCATTACGAAGTCTATGCTCCAATGTTCATTGACCGTGCCGAAAGCGTGAATACATTCATTGCTTCCAACGCACAAATGATATTCTTGCAGGTTACAACAGACAGTCAACTAACAGTAAAATAAATAGTTAAATCTTTAATTATTAGAATTATGAACGAAAGACAAATCACACCGGTTACACATCAAAGTAACGTTCCTGTTGGCATCAACTTCTTTGACCCGACAACCATTGAAACGCTCAACCGTTTCTCCACCATGTTTGCCAATTCCAGTCTTGTACCCGAAAGTTACCGCATTGGCGGTGTTGTTGGCGGTAAGACCGGAGAAGGACCTAAAAAAACGGTCTCTGAAGCCGAAGCAGTAGCCAACTGCGTAATCGCATTCGATGTGGCCACACGCATTGGCGCATCCCCTCTTATGGTAATGCAGAACTTGTACATTGTATATGGTCGCCCATCTTGGTCGTCCAAGTTCCTAATTGCCACTATCAATACTTGTGGACGCTTTGAACCACTGAAGTTTGAATTGACATCAAATGGAGTTTGCAATAACGGTGTGGCAAATGTCAAGTGTGTGGCATGGACTACTCCTAAAGGTGTTACGCATGATGAGAACGGAAAACCGGTTACATCAAAATCACCACTTGCCTTACGTGGTACAGCCGTTACCATACAAATGGCGATTGATGAGGGTTGGTATAGCAAAAACGGCAGCAAGTGGCGTACTATGCCCGAACAGATGTTACGTTACCGTGCCGCCTCGTTCTGGTGCTCTACATACTCACCGGAACTGTCAATGGGTATGCGTACCGTTGAAGAAAATGTAGAGGACGCCGATTATGTCAATGTTACAGAACAGGTTGCGAAAGAAATTTCCACGCAAGCCAACAAAGGCACTATCAGTTTTGATGATGCAGCAGCTCCGGTTTCCAATGAAGTTCCGGCAGGTGTTGACCCTGAAACAGGAGAAATTAAAGAGAGCCAAGGTGAAACAAGTACCGAAAACCAAGCCTCAACCGAGGATGATGGACCGGGCTATTAATCCTATTTGAAATGAAACTTCATGTGTTAGGTTCTTCATCATCAGGCAACTGTTACCTCTTCCAGTCTGAAAAGACTGGTGAGGTACTTGCAGTGGAAGCCGGAGTTAAGTTCAACAAAGTAAAAAAGGTTCTTGACTTCAATCTAAACAGCATTGTTGGTTGTATCGTCAGCCATGAGCATGGCGACCATGCCAAATGTGTGGGCGATTTTATAAACGCCTGCATACCTTGCTATATGAGTCAAGGCACAAAACATGCGCTTGGTTTCTCTTCCAGCTATTGGGCAAAAGGGCTGTTGCCATTCGAACAAGTTGTGATAAATGGATTTAGAGTGATACCGTTCCCTGTACAACATGACGCTGCGGAACCTTACGGATACCTCATCCGTCATGAAGAGTGCGGAACAGTGCTGTTTGCCACAGACACCTATTTCCTAAAATACAAATTTCCCGGTCTTAACAATGTAATGTTGGAGTGCAATTATAGCAAGGAAATTCTTGATGCAAATTTCACTGCCGGGTGCATTGACAAGAAACGCTACGAACGCACCATTAAGTCGCACATGTCCTATGATAACTGTCTCCTCACATTGCAAGCCAATGACCTGTCTCAAGTATGCAACATTCTACTCCTGCATCTGTCCGACAATAACAGCAATGCTACGGAGTTTATCCATGGAATAGAAAGATTATATCCAGAGATAGAAATAACAGCCGCTACAAATGGGCTTTCGTTAACATTTAACAAGAATCCCTATTAGCATTTGTGATTATGAGGAAAAATAATAGTAACCAGTAAATAAAGTAATATGAGAATCTATTTTGATATAATATTTATTGTTTTGAATATCATCATTTTTGCTGTTAACTTTCATTTTGCTTTAGAATCCAAATCCTCTAAAGCATATACGTATGCCATTTTAGGAATGAGTTTTGCCATTGCAGCCATCATCCTACTTCTATCTGCGGATTTAAATCAAGAATCATAATGAAAAAATCAGTTGAAAATACTCAATACAAAACTGAGAATTGTAGGCCAAACAATAGTGATCTATCATTTTAATAAAAATAAAAACAATGAGAAAAATTGAGATCGTTGAACATGTTATCAACAATACGACTATTAGTCGCTCACAGGCTATTCAAGCCGTAGATTGTGCTTTTGATGCTATTGAGAAAGCACTTTGTAAAGGTGAAAGTGTCTATATACGTGGTTTTGGCACTATCAAGACTTATATCACAAAAGAAAGGAAAGCCCGTAATATCTACAAGAGAACAACGGTAATCATTCCGGCAAGACGAACAGTAAAACTTGTAGTCAGTAAACAACTCAAAGAAAAAATGAACTCATGATGCACACGTGGTTTGAATGTAAAATCCGTTATGAAAAGACAATGGATAACGGAATGAACAAGAAAGTAACGGAACCCTATCTGGTTGACGCGCTCAGCTTCACGGAAGCGGAAGCACGCATCATTGAAGAAATGACACCCTTTATTTCCGGTGAGTTTACAGTTTCCGACATTAAACGTGCCAACTATAGCGAGCTCTTTCCCTGTGAGGAAGACAGTGCCGACCGCTGGTTCAAATGTAAACTGGTTTTCATCACATTAGATGAAAAAAGTGGAGCAGAAAAAAAGACAGCTACCAACGTACTGGTACAAGCAGCCGACTTGCGTGATGCAGTAAATAAACTGGATGAGGGTATGAAAGGCACAATGGCCGACTACCAAATTGCATCGGTAGCGGAAACTGCCATTATGGATGTTTATCCATATGCCGTAGATAAGTCCATTACGGATACCATCAGTGAAAATGCCAATTCGCCTGTTGTACGAAATTTCATACAATCTCTCCCCGAAGGTTACAGGACAACGATAACCGTTGGTGGGAAAAAAGTTGTAGTAGACAAGACCGGAAAAGACACCATTGTTACACCCGAAAAGCAAAGCGACAATGACACTTGAGGAAATGCTTCAAATGGAAAGGAAACGAAAAAAGAAACAAAAATATGACGATGAGGAACATCGCATACAATGCTCTTGCGTAGAGTGGTTCAATTTGAAGTATCCGAAGTTAAAAGGCCGGTTGTTTGCTGTGCCGAACGGAGGAAGACGTGATACTGTTACAGGTGGCAAATTGAAAGCTGAGGGCGTAACAGCCGGTGTATCCGATTTGATTCTGTTGAAAAGCAATCGTGATTATGGTGCGCTGCTCATTGAAATGAAAAAGAAAGGCGGCTATCAATCTCCATCACAAAAAGAATGGCAAAAGATAATATGTGAAAACGGAGAATACAAATATGTTCTGTGCTTTTCGCTGGATGATTTCATTCGTGAAGTGGATGATTATTTGAGAAATGAATTTTAAAACTATGTCTAATATGGCAAACATCAAAACAGGTCTTAATTATTATACTATCGATACCGATAGATACCAAGACCGTCGGATAAAACGGCTGAAAAAAGATTTTAAATGCCGGGGCATTGCTGTGTACGACTATATTCTGTGTGAGATTTACCGAGTACAAGGCTGTTTCCTTGTGTGGGATGCAAATACTGCCTTTGACGTGGCTGAGTACTTCGGGCTGGAAGAAAACACGGTGCAGGAAGTTGTGAAATACTGCGGTTCGGTGGGGCTTTTCGATAAAGAACTACTATCACGTGGGATTATCACATCGGCATCAATCCAGCGACGATATACGGAAATGTGTACCCGCGCCAAAAGAAAGTCTGTATCTATACCTGAATCTTATAAACTCATTCAGGAAGAAAGAGCTCCCGATCCGGTTCCGACTTCCAAAGGTGCTTGCCAAAAACCAGACAATCCGCCTCCAAGTGAAATCTATTCCCTTACACTTGATGAAGAAATTGCCGAACTGAAAAAAGACGAGTGTTGGCTTGACCAATTACAAGTGCTTCATGCAACGAATATTTCCTCTTTGCGCAGCAGTCTTGACGACTTCCGGGTGCAATGCCTGGCAGACGGGAAAGACCGGCATTCTTCCTTACAGGATGCCAAACAGCACTTCAACGCATGGTTGAGAAT